AAAGAAAGACATCACCCCATCTATAAATAAACGTGCAGGTTACGTTCGTAAGATAGATGTTAAATCTAAAATCAATGGTGTGAACAACAAGAAAGAAATTGATTTCGTAGCGAATAAGATTTTCAGTCAACTCACAAAGGATCTCAAAACAACTATCAACGTCAGTGCCCCCATGACTAATAATAAATTTGTTGCGCGACCCAAAAATGTTTCGAACAACAAGAAAGAAATTGATTTCGTAGCGAATAAGATTTTCAATCAACTCACGAAGGATCTCAAAACAACGATCAACGTTCGTGTCCCCAATACTATTAGGAAAGTTGGGAAGCCCAACAACAATGTAAAGATGGTGAACAACCCCCTGTTTGAGAACGCGTCCAACAACACATTTAAACTCAATAATGAAATTACAGTCACACCCAACACTACCAATAACATTAGGAAGAGTGTAAATGACATTCCCGAAGAAGTTGAGCGCCAAGATGATGAGGTTCGTAACATGGTCACGAAACTTAACTCGGAGAGGAATAGGATCAAGAATAAAGTTACGAAGGAATTGAATCTTAGACCAGATAACAATGGTGTTTTCAGTGAGAGACGTGGCTTGGACAAGGGTAGGATAGGTCAGTGGGCGAAAAAATTGAGAGAAGCTGATACGATCGAGGAATTGAAGAACATTGAACAAAAAATGAACCAAAAGACGGAACTCCGCAAGAATATCGAAAATAGGTATACGAAGTTGGGTCTCACGAAAGTTGAGAAGATGGACCATCGTAGAAAAGTAGTTAAATTCGAGAACAATGTGGATGCACGACGCAAACTCGTAGAAATTCAGGTGAAAAATAAGACCAATAACAATAACAATAACACAAAATCTGTAGTATCTAACTACAACTCAAACGCGAATGCAAATTCGAATGAATCCAAGAAGATGAAATATGGCTCCCGTGAGAATTTTATAAATGCTAAAAAGGTTGAACTCCGAGAATTGAACAAGAACACAAGTACAAACTTCAGTAGAAATATAAACCGCATGGAAAATCGAACAAACGTCGCAAAACTTCGTGGGAGAATCGAAGGAGCTGTTCGTAGAAATGAATCCTTGAAAAAGGTTCCACCCAGAAATCAGAAGTTCATTCAAACGGGTATATCCGCCCAGGCTTCAGTTAAAGCGAATGCGAGGCGAGCAGAACTCATGGCTCGTAAAGCTGCGAAGAAGAAGCCACCCACGAAGGTCGAGCCTGTGAAGGTCGAGCCCGTGAAGGTCGAGCCCGTGAAGGTCGAGCCCGTGAAGGTCGAGCCCGTGATGACCAACATAGAGCGAATCAAAAGGGCTGGTGCGGTTTCTGAGGCGAGGCGTGCGGCGAAGGCTGAATTACGGAAGAAAAATAGGCAAGTTGCCAAATCTACCGGACAAGGTGTCAAAGCTACACAAAAAAAGCAACAAATAAAGCGTAAGTAAACTCGAAAATATCTAAAAATGCATCTAAAAATGATTCACATTGACGACGACTGCACCGTGATTACCGACATGCCTCTCAGCGACGAGGTTGCCGATTTTATTAGTACTGGTCTTCATAGAGACATGTCGAACGAGGATGTAGAGGGGTGGTGTGATACAAATTTGGATGAACTCGTGAATATTTATGAGAAGTACAAAGGTACGTACTTGTCATATGGATTAGCGGAGATGACTCTCTTTTTTTCACAGACAGTCTATGAGAGAGACAATGTACACGAAATGATTAGCGACTTTGTAACCTTTCAGTAATTATAATTTAAAGATATAAAGTACCTTTAAGCTAATGAATACATGCGACGTGTGTTGTGAAAAGATAAATAAGATACACCACAAAAAAGTCGAATGCCCCTTTTGTGATTTAGTAAGTTGTCGATCATGTTCACAAAAGTATCTTCTCTCAACGTTTGAAGACCCCCATTGTATGGGGTGTAAAACGTTATGGAATCGTGAATACATCGATTCATTTTGTACGAAGTATTTTAGAAATACTGAACTTAGACGACACCGTGAAAATATACTGTTCGAACGGGAAAGGGCGCTCATGCCTCAGACACAAGTTGAAGTTGAGAGGATACTCGAGATAAGAAGACTTAGACATGAAGCCACGGAACTTCGTCAGACTTTAATCGATATTTACCAGACACATAGGATGTCCTATCCGATTACAGAAGATGTACTCACACAATACCCAGAAATAATAGCATTACATCGCGAGTTGGAAGCAGTATATGTTAAAGTCGAAGAATTGAGGAATCTTGGTGAATTAAATGTGAATGGTCAAATAAAATTTACGCGTAAGTGTCCAATTGAGGAATGTAAAGGATTCCTAAACGAAGAGTATTTTTGTGGTTTGTGTCGTAATAACTTCTGTAAAGATTGTTTAGAACCTATCGGAGATGACCACGCATGTGACCCACGAGTTGTAAAGACGATGAAATTGTTAAATCGAGATAGCAAGTCGTGTCCCAAATGTGGAACGGTCATATACAAATCCAGTGGGTGTTCACAAATGTGGTGTATCAACTGTCACACAGCGTTCGATTGGAGATCTGGTGAAATCGCGACTGGGCGTATACACAATCCACATTTTATCGAATTTAAGAGGAAAGGGGGTGCGAGTAGGGAACATGGAGATATTCCGTGTGGTGGTATTCCCACATACAGGGAACTGCGTCAAGCCGAGGCATCCGACGAATTACTTAATCTATCAACCTATATCTTTTATGCGGATAGGGAGAATGCGTACATTGACTTGGAACCCATTCATAACTTACATACCCGTGTCGCGTATATGCTCAATCAACTCGACGAAAAGACGTTTAAAACATTTTTACAGAGACAGGAGAAATTTAAGGATAAGATGAGGGATATGTCACATATATTTGAAATGCTTACACACACAGGTGGAGATCTCCTCCGTCAATTTGTACTCGAACCATCACGACAACTGGAAATCGTAGACTTGTTATCAAAATTGTTGACGTATGGGAATGAAATTTTTGAAACAATACGAAAAAGATATAATTGTGTATTACCAAAAAATTTATATTTCTAAATACTATGATGAATGATAGTTTGGTTATACTCATATTGGCTCTTGTAATTATGTATATGTTACCGAGATATCCAGAACCAACGTTGATTGAGAATTTTCTAACCGAAGAGGAACGAAGACATATCATACAAAAAGCTTCGGGGAAACTGGAACCATCAACCATCTCAGCAGACAAGACGATAGACACGAGTTTTCGCAAGAGTGATACAGCATGGTTGGGTAGAGAAGATACAATTATAGATACCGTGGTGAGAAAATGTCTGAAATACACAGACAGACCTATAGACAACTACGAGAAACTCCAGGTTGTTAGATACAAAGCTGGTGGATATTACAAACCCCACCAAGATTCGTTCGCGAATGAGGAGAACATGCGAATGTATACATTCATACTCGCATTGAATGATGGATACAGTGGTGGTGAAACTGTATTCCCAAACATAAAAAAATCGTATACACTCAAGGCTGGTGATGCGTTATTTTTTGATACGTTAGATAACTACAATCTCATTACATCCAAAGCTTTACATGGTGGTAAACCTGTAAAGTCGGGGGATAAATGGATTTGTAATTTATGGGTAAGGAAATACCCGTATCCAAACGGACTTCCGTCTCATTGATCTACGGCGACGATTACTCTTTTTGGGTTTTTTGGTTGGTGGAGATATCCTTGAAGCTAATTTTTTAATAAAATAAAGTTCGTATGTAAATTTTTCGAAGCGTTCATCATCTTCAGAAAATTCTATATTCTTTTTGTAAATTATATTCCAAAGTTTTTTATATTTTACATCCGGAATCATCAAACATTTATAATACTTTGTGACAAATTCAAAAAGTTGTAGTGCATATGCTACCTTTTTATTCTCATCTTGTTCATCCTCAAATTGTATGCGAGAATCAATTATCTTATCAGTCATCTCACACACCGTGAATAGATCGAGATACGTAAATTTAGAACACGTGAAACAAGAAACGCCACCGTCATTGAATTGTTTTAAAATACAATCATCACAAAACGCGTGGTCACACGATAACTTGGTTCTATAGTACATTGGTTTGTCACAAGCCCCACACTCTTCATTCACGACATGTTTATGATCCGCACACAATCGAGTATCGTCTATGACATATTTTTTACAGGGATAATTATCAGGTCCACAAGCGATGCATAACATCCTTAAATATATTTATATTACAAAACTTTAATATACATGTCATCATATTTGGAATTACCAACTTACACATATGAAAAAATGACGATGGATGAAAAACGGTTGTTCAGAAGGGATTTTGAAAAACCAGTTGTTATACGAGGATTGTACGAGCCAGAAGCGAAAAAGATGACCATGGAAAAAATCATTTCCATGTTTGATGATGTCCGGTTACCCATAGAAGTGTACAAAACAGAAAATACACACACCTGTTCCGCGAGTGTAAAAGAATATACGATGGAAAAACTGTTTAAACACTGGAAAACAAATAAGTCACCATTATTATATTGCGCAGAAGTTGATTTATTCGAACAGGATGTTTCAGAAAAATTATTGAAATCCTTACATAACCCAAAAACAGAACAGAAGGTAATTGATGAATTGTTATTATATTTAGGTAAAAATCATAAAACTGGTTTACATTTACATGTCAATAATGATTTTATACTAAATCAATTATTTGGGAGTAAAACAGTTTACATCTTCGGTAATTATGACAATCCAAACATTCGTAAAAATTCATTCTTTAAATTCAGTAGTTCCAATTTTGCTGTAGGCGATTTTTTTGAAATGGATCACAGCAAAATGAAAATTTATAAAACGATATTATATCCGGGTGATAGTCTCACTATCCCACCGTGGTGCTGGCATGCTACACACGGACACGGAATTAACATGTCCATCACCGAGACCTTTTTAAGACGAGATGATTCTTATATATGGAAAAACCCAAATTTACTACTTGAATATTTTTTCGAGGGGGGACCACAAAGTTTGATAAACGTATTCGTGGTTATTTTCATTTTATTTTTCGTTTTAAGGTGTAATAGTACACCCACTTAAAACTTGAATACCATATCAAAGTATGAAATGCTCCGCAACTTTTTCTGAAAACAGTCTCTACAAGATAAAGGTGGCAAAAACTCGACGGAATGTTCTTGAGAGTATGTACCAACGACCGAGTATTGTGGAGGTGCGCCCAATCAAGGAAAATCTGAGACTTCGTTTACGTTTCACAGAAGCGATAAAAGAAGCACAGGAACTGTGTAAACTGGATAAGGATTCATCGGAATGTCATTGGGCTTGGTATGAGGTGGATGAGTTGGAGGATTCTATGCTACGTCTATATCCCGATAGATGGTGACATTTGGTGGTTCATCGTCGTACCCATAATACTGAATCGATATCCCGAATAGATCTACCATTTCAGGGTTGACGTCTTCATTCATATATCTTTTCCAGTTTTGTAGAGTTGTGTAGAAATATTCATTACCTTCCTCTGAAAATGCACCTATGCGCATGAATGGTCTACTACGTAACTTTCTCATATATTCATGAACAGCTTCGGGTAATGGTGTTGCTCTATTATAGACTGATTTTAAGATGTCAATAATGTAATATCCGTGTGAATCACAAATAATATTGACTTGCATATTGGGAAAACCCTTGATATACGCATTAAAATCTGAATTACTGGGGAGGGTGGTAAATATCGGTGTATTTTCACATATAGTCCATTCATGATACCCAATCCCTGGGTGTGTATGATATGATATTTCAGAATACCACACTCGTTCAATTTCAGGAGATTCGACAGTGTTTCGTTTTTTTGATGTAACCCGTGTTGGTGTACTAAAATTAAAATTAGTATATTCGATACCACCTGCATATTCCCATCGCTTGATAGAAGATACCTTACTTATCTCTTTCAAATTGTGGACAACTTCACGAGACAATTTCAATCGTTGTCTTCTTAACATCACATTTGGACGTACGACGCCTAATCTCATTGATACCCTTATATATACTGAGAGTTTATAGGGATTCGTTTTTAACTATGAGAAATTCATTATGTTATTTTTATCTAAAAGAGTGATCTCACCAAGTTCACTCCAAGTGTAATATTTAATAGATATTCCAAATTGTTTACGCATGATAGGATCTATGTACTTATTTATAGTACGTTTCCAGATGGGTGAGGTAGTTTGGAAAAAAGGGATACTACTCCATGTCACTGCGACTCTCTCGAATTCTTTAGAACGTATGAGACTCTCGAATGTTTCGATCACCTCACCCGCGTTAGGTTTGTTCATATTCGTTTCGATGAGGTCTATGATATAGTATCCCTGTTTTTCGAGGATAATATTTGCCTGTACACTCGGATACGTGTTTATATACAATTTCAAATCGGGTCCACTCGGATACGTAAAAAGTGGTCCCATATCCTTTGGAGCTGGGTGACTATGATACGTGATATACTGGGTCACATCTTCCTGTGTGAAAGTTACACCACCCAATTTTTGATTTGTATGGGCGGTTGGTGTACCAAACCTCGCGTAATTTCGTATATTATTTACAGTGAAAGGTATCGAACCTGCATACTCGACCCGTTCATCCAACGTTTTTTTGTAAATCTGTTGTAAATTTCCGATTAGTTTCCGACTTAACCGAACCGATAAGTACCGATTGTTCATACTGGTTACCGTACCAAGATTAAAAAAATTACGTGGTATATTGACCCGTTTAAATGCACGAGAAAGTTGATTAATCATACTTTCCCTTCTACGTTTATTCAACAGTAACTCTTTGGTTCTTTTCTGTCTACGCACAGCTTCCGCGCGTTGTTTTTCCGTCGGTTGGGTGGCTATATTTTTTATAGACTTCCTATCATTTACCATCTTATAGTAGATAAAGAAGAAAAATTAGTTGGATCTAATGATAGAAGACCTGGCTCGAGAGATATATTCTCAACTGGGACCTGGGTACAGTGAGAGAGTATATCATACTGCTATGGAAGTTTTACTACGTGAGAAGGGGGTTCCTTACGAATCTGAAAGAATCATTCCGATTCCGTTCAAGGGGCATGTGATTGGTAATTTAAGGGCGGATATCATTATTAATAACGAGACTGTTTTAGAGTTTAAGACGATCAAGACCCTGAATGACGCGGCGGAGTTGCAGGGTAATAACTATCTTCGTCTGACAGGTCTAAAGACGGCGTATCTGGTGAATTACCCACCTCATCCTGGTCGGGAGGTTGAGGTTCGGAAGATTCATATAGGGTGAGAAGAGATGGTTCATCGTATCATTTAACTGTACACTTGAGCGCAAAAAATATAATCCAAGCCATGAGAACGTCAATGCTATAATGCGCTCTCGTGGAAATGGTCACGAGAGATGAAATGATTGGGTACACGGGGAATAATCCATTGTTTAAAAAGTAAGATGTCACGATATTGAATGTCGTGTGTCCCGAGAACATGTAATCGTTACAGTTCGAGAGTGGGTTATTCTGACTACATGGTTTACTTTTCGCTCTTGGAAATTGAGTCACCATATTTGAGAGCGCCCGCATGAAATACATGATGGTCAGAAATGATATGTATTTTTTTTGATTTATATTTTTCCAGTTGAGTACCAAGAAAATGAAAGGTACGATTAATGTGATGTCGTGTAATATCTCATGTTTACTCAAATCTGGTAAGATGTCGAAACCAACATCTCGTATCTGACCCCCAAACCCTTCACCTCGTGGTTTTGATATTAATCTTCCGACGAGCGTATTCAATAAAAGCGCGATTACGAGAAGTATCCACATTATTAATACTCGATATTTTAATGTATACAGGTGTTCCACCACTTGGTGGTTTTCTACAGAAATTCTTACACGTACAACAATCTCGAGGATTCATGAGTTGTCTCTTATTCACGTAACACCTGTAAGGTAAGTAAATGTCATTTTTGAGAATCCTAATAATTCGGTCGATAAGAATCATCTTATATTAGTTTCTCTTTCACCCAATCTCTATCCTGTTTAAAAATTTTGGAAAGGTTACGGTCTTTGTTCTTGAAGAGTATCATGAGTGCGTTTAGACGGCGAAACAGGCTGAGGGGGGGTTCGCCTGATCGAATAACACGCATCAATGCGCGGTGACGCGCCAATACACTCTTGTCCTTTACGTCTTCGTATCCATGCTCACTGAGATACTTGGAATTGCTCATAACCATGTACACGAGAGCCATTTATCATATCCGTATATTATTTTGAGTCCCTACAAATTGGACATATATCAAAATTATTGAAACATTTTGGACACGCAAAGTGTGAACATTTACGCATTTTGACGCACTCTGTCTCTTGGATACATATTTGACACTTATCACGTTTAAATTCCAAGGATTTGTTACTAAATCTCCAAAAACACCTACTACAGACTAATAACCCCTGTCGCATCATCTTACGACATACAGGAAAATTCGGACATTCTTCGATCGACATTTAATTATACTGTCGGAATAAATTCCCACTTAAGTTTTTCACAAATCTTTTTCCATATCATATCTTGTTGATATAACTTTTCCTTGGATTTCAAAAGTGGGAAGTATTGGAGATATTGATCTTCACTCAGGAGTTCACAGAATTTGTAGAGGACATAGGAATAGCTGAGGAAATTCTTCCTCTCTGTTGGACAGTTGTCGTCGAATGGTTTCTGAATATCCTTGAACATTATGCGAAGACACTCTTCGAGTTCTTGTGGCATGTTTGGAGGTTTGATGCCGTTTAGGATGTTGGTTATGTAGGGTACGTGTTCGTAATACTTGTTGAGTCGTAGCTTTTTCAGTAGACTTCTAATTTTTATGTGTGTGATGTCTTCGAGCTTTTTAATTTTCATCTTTCGGAGTTCCGCTCTCAATTGATCCATCACTTCAATTGGTATCGTGGTGGTCTCTTGTGCTTGAAACTGTGAGAGCCATTCATTGAAATGGTTTTCTCGTTTGTATGAATAGTTGATGATCTTTTCGGATGTTTCTTGTTCTTCTCTGTAGGTGAGTTCTTGATTTATGTGTGCGGCGACAACCAGACCACATCCATCACATATCAAGTCACTCGTGTCTTGGACATGAACGATATTACTATCTAGACATGTCTTACATATATCGAGTGTTCGCTCGGGGTGTCTGTATATGTTTTGTTTTTCTACGTCTATGAGATAATCTGTAAATATATCCTTTCGAGCCAACCCAACAGTCTCCTTCACATTGAACACATTATCTGTATGTATTTTGTCGTCTGTCTGACTCAGATGGCGTTCTATGAAAGGCATACACTTAATAATGTATTGAGACATCTCAGATTCATATTTAGATTTATTATGTGGTTCTCGACTAATAAGGTCTGACCATTCTTCTATTTTATTATTATATCTACTTAAAAAGTTACCTTCCATTCTTTATATAATGTTCTTTAAACTTTTAAGTAATGTTTATATTTTATATAAAAAACTTACCACACCAAGGGATTATCAAATCATTTCCGAAAAAATGGAGTACAAGATAAATTATGATTTGAAGTATCACCTCGAAGATGATTTCTGGAAAAGGGAAAGTAAGGACTGGGATGGTATACTCGAAGATTTTTACGTTGTTCCGACGGGTTATGATTTTAGAACCACCACCATCCCAGAAAATATTGAAAAAATTATATTAAGAATCAAATATTACTTCAACGATAAAGTATACTCTGTAATATCAAATGATCATACATTCATGATCGAAAGTAAAAATGAAGAATCATCAATGAAGTTTGTTATCCCATTGAGTAGTGTCTGGATAGTCGATCATGATGATAAACCGATTAGAAACATTACTGAAAAGGTGAGAAGGTATTCGGGTCCAAGGTGTGATTTTCATCAACAAAAGGTTCCACTCAGGGATTTTCTGTATTATGAGCCGGAATATCTCAAGACGAGATTTCCAAAGATTGTGATGAAGAATGCTATAGGTATGAAAAAGACGGTGTCGACTTTAGAAGGATACACTACGGATCTTCAGATACCTTAGTAGCCAGATAAAATTTAAGCTCACCTAAATTAGCGACGTTGTATTTTAAAATTAAAAACCGGTTACCATTTTCTTGTATAATTTGCACAGACGCACACATACTCGTCGCCTTTGTAAAGATATTCAGGTACTTCAAACTATATAACCCTGTATAATTGGGACTATGTTCAGGGCATTCGATAGATGTTTCCTGATTTGCGAAATCACCTTCACATTTCAAATGAATCATATTCCCCTCCCGTCTAATTTCAATTTCCGAACCCAAATTGGACATGTCGCGACAGAGTCTCTGGAAATCTGCGGATGGTAAGGTTGTGATAGTGGACATCTCAATATCTGGTACTTCGATATGATTCTCGTTGATATCCAGTAGTTTAAGTTGAAACTTGGTACTCGTCTTCTTACTTTCACTCGTGATTTCGATGTTCATGAACTCCTTAGAATTGATTTCAATCTTAATCACGTCGTTATTCGTGATTGTTTTCATAATCTTGAAGGTATTCGATATGTTTATACCAGCGATGATCTCTTCTTGATCACACTCGTATTCCTCGAAGTTATCAGCCGCCAGGAAAAGGTCGATGAGAGAGGTTCTCGCTGTATCCAATGTGACTACATACATCCCCTGTGGTCTGAAATATATGTTCACATCGTTCAAGATATCCTTTAGAACCTCAAATATTGATTTGAATGCGGTAGCCTGTATCGAAACTAATTTCATATCTATTGAGATAAAATCGACTTACATCTTTAAATCCTTATACACTTCACCCTTAGCCACATCCCTGTTAATCTTATCCTCGAGTTCCTTTGTCATCGCGGGCTGGAGCGACTGACCGTAATTATCTAAATAAAAGAGACCTGAATCTTTATCACTTCCATCCAATGCCGACATCGAGCATATTGCGCTACCAAACCCCTCGTGTTCAATATCCTTTTTGGGTAAGAGCGACTCTAACCAGTTTTTTATTTCGTTCCCCACGAGAATCTTTCCGTTTTTGGTCAGCATGGTCGGTACACGGTTGATCTTACTGGCGTATTCTCCCGGTATACCTTGTGTGTTGACGTTATGGTAATGTACAAGCTGTTTCAATTGTTTGTTATCGTTAATGTATTGAACTAAATCCATGGAGTGTTTACATCTCGGACTGTAAATCAACAGTGACATCTAATATGTATAGGGTATTTTGTAAAAAAAAATTAACGCATTATAGTAAAAGATGGATACACTTAAGATTGCGATCGGGGCTATACTTGTCGCGATTCTCCTGGTGATGTTCAGGCGTGAGACATATTCCGAATCATTTGGATTTTCAGGGTATAAGAAACCAGTCAACTACATAAAACTCGATGACCCCAGACCAGACTATTCTGGGTATTCGCTTGTAGAGAGTAATGTCGATCATGACATGATGGAGAAGTTCGCGATGGAAACGAACAAGGAGTTGCTCAAACGCCTTGGGTTTTCTGTGTACATAATAGAGACACAGTCGGTCAAGACGTACGAGGGTGGTCCAGACAGGATGTATGAATGTGTGTTTATGGTCGTGAAGAATGATGGATTCTCGTTTGGTTTCACCGTGGTCGCGTCGTTCATTGAAAAAGATGGGAAGATTCGTATACGATCTCTCCGATCCCAGCCTCTCCGTGATCAGGCACCCGATGATATCAGTATATACACGAAAGATTCTATCGGTAAAGAATTTGTCAACTATAAGCTCATCAAGGAGAGTGCTATGCCAAATATCGATGGGTTAGAATCCACAAAAAATAAATTAAGTTAATTGTAATGATCAGCATCAATGACATCATAAAAATTGATGATAAGAAGAAAAGGATAAAAAAAGAAATTTATACAAAAATTTACGAACAGTTTTCATCGAAGATTAGAAAATCTGTAGAACTCAATCACAAACAGGTGTTTCTCACAGTACCTATATTTCTCGTTGGTTATCCAGTGTATGACCGGGGTGCTGCGGCTAAATATGTCTTGAGACAGTTCCAGAATGGTGGTTTTGACGTTCAGTTATTGAGTGAATTTGATATATACGTATCTTGGAATACCTCAAAAAAGAAAAGAGAATCACACAAAGAAGTTGAAGATGATGCCGATTTCCCAAATCTAATGAATCTCAAGAAGATAGCCAACCAGTACAGGCGAAATGGTGCGTAGTAAATTTTTAATTTAAAACCCAATTAATCATAAATGGATAATTTGAATATACTAGTCGAGGCGAAGAAGGAATACCTCGGGCAGATGTGTATGATTATGTGTCCACCTATGATTGACGTTTTTAATGATATGTACGATGAAGCGACTAAACTTTCCAAGGGGCGGAAAGTTTTGATAATGTTTCAGAAATTACTCAAGGAAGTTCCCAATTGGTCGAACGCCATGTCTAAACAACACTCGGATAATATCGCGAATAGGTGTGCTTGGTTCAATGATCTCTTGGCTGCTGTTTTCGTCGCGTGTACGAAAATTCTTTCCGCGGTTCGACTCAGGGCTGATAACAAGAAGATTTCTCTCAAACTCCCTACGAACGAGGTTTTCATCCAAACGTGTTATAACAATATCGCGAAGGATCTCTACCGGGACCCGTACATTTTCCATGAGGAACAGAGCGTTTACAACCGAGACGAGAAACTGAACATTCGTTTATGTCTATGCATCGAGAATTCCGTAAAGGAACTCATCCCCGTTCAGCAGATTTTGCAGACATACATGTCACAGGAATCCAGGGACATTGATCTT